CCCACTTTGGCCACCGGTGGTAAGGCAATCGTTACCAGCACACCCAACAGTGACGAAGATCAATTTGCCTTTTTGTGGAAAGGGGCAAATAAATGTATCGATGAATACGGCAATACCACTGAATTGGGCATCAATGGATTCAGGGCATTTAGAAGTTATTGGTGGGAGCATCCTGAACGAGATCAAACTTGGGCAGATCAACAAAGAGCTGCATTGGGTGACGATCGTTTCAGAAGAGAAATGGATTGCTGCCACGGTAATACTGAAATTTTTATTTCTAGTAATGGGAACAAATGTAAAATGACAATTTCGGATCTTTTTAACCAATTAGATAAATAAGAATGAGCCAGTATCGGTTACCAATATTTGATTATGTCACCGTAAACCAGCATACTGCAAAGTATTATCCAGATATCTACATACCTGAAGAAAATAAATTAATCGAAATTAAAAGCCCGTGGTGGTGGGACGGTAAAGGGTCACCAAAATACAGCTCACGCTTGCAAAATAACTTAAGAAAAAAAGATGCAGTTTTGGCCGCCGGATTTGAATACGATGTGTGGCTGTTTACAGACAAACATAACTACGAAATTTTAACATGGAAGTAGTATACAAAGAAAATAAACAAGGATACAAGGTTCTAACGCCCAATGGCTACAAATCTTTTGCAGGAATCAGGCGGTTGGGTAATCGGGCTATTTTTAGATTAGAATTTACTGACAATCGTTGGCTCGAATGCACCGATAACCACAAGTTGTTTACTGATTATAATACGCGAACACCGGTGTCTAACTTAAAGGTTGGAGACACGGTGATGAGTATCAATGGCAAGTTGTCTGTGACATCTATAATTGATACTGGCAGAGTCGAGCCAGTGTATGACTTAATCGAAGTCGAAGACGGGCACCAGTATTACACCAATTCCCTACTGTCATCTAATTGCGAATTCATCATAGATGAAGAAACATTGATCGCACCTGCTAAATTATTAGATCTCGAAGCCAGTAATCACCTTTATAAAACAGGACAAGTCAGATGGTTCAAAGCACCTGTGCCTGGACAAATGTATGTTGTTGGTCTAGACCCCAGTCTGGGCACAGGCGGAGATCCTGCTGCAATACAAATCTTCGAAGCCAACACCACCGAGCAAATTGGAGAATGGACACATAATAAGACTCCTATACCAGAACAAGTAAGGATATTAAAAGATATTGTCAATCACCTATATGAAATTACAAAAGATGAAAACAGTATTTACTATAGTTTAGAAAACAATACCATAGGTGAAGCAGCACTGATCAGCATATCTGAATTAGGTGAAGAAAATATCAAAGGTTATTTTTTATCAGATACCACTGTGGTGACCAACAGTAGACGATTTAGAAAAGGTTTCAATACCACAAACAAAACCAAACTCATTGCCTGTGCAAAACTTAAAAACCTTATCGAAACCAATAAAATGAAATGCCATAGTGCTGCACTCATAGGAGAATTAAAAACTTTTGTTTCGTCGGGAGTGGGATATTCTGCCAAGCCTGGTGAAAAAGATGATCTAGTAATGGCCACATTGTTGGTTGTAAGAATGTTACAAAATTTACAAACTTTTTACAGTCATTTGGACAAACACATCAAAGATCACGATGACTTGATAATAGAACCTATGCCTTTTATTTCCATGTCCAGACTATAAATTTGCCACCATGTTCTTGGGGTACTTGATTAAGTTAATACAAACACAATCAGGCACCTAATTACAGTGATTAGATAAATATTATTATGAATAATAAAGACATTTTACCTCGCGCCATACACAATAATCTTATCACAAGGAATTTCAATGTGACGCTGAAAGATTCATCAACAGGCGATACACCCATTGATGAAAATGGAGAAATAGATTTCAGTCGTGTTGATCTGATACTGTTTCCCTACATAGGGCCCAGTGGAACAAATTACGGCACAGTCATTATTATTCCTGCAAATAAAGCTCTACAAATTTATTTCGGTGATAGATTTGGAAAGAACATGGCCGAGGAGGACAAATTAGATTGGTTTGGCTCTGATAATTCTCCTGGACTTTTAGAGCAATTACGAAAATTATCAGTGGCTCACGATTTCAATGCTTTTGAAGTAATGGCACCCAGTAGACTGAAATATACCAAGCAAGGTATTGCAGCATTGAAACAGGGCTTGTTGACAGAAAGTTTTGATGGTAATAAACGCATTAGTTGGACTCATGAATCAAGATCGGCACGATTAATGATCAAACACAGTAGACCCTTATTAGATGGCGAAGCCAGGCATCAATGCATAGAAAGTTTGTTTATAGAAACAGCCGAGGGCGAACGGTTTCGTTTACCATTCCGCAAATTATCCGGTGGTAGAGCAATGTTGGAACATGTTCGACAAGGTGGCAAACCCTATGACTTCAGAGGACAACATATAACAGAAATGGTTGAGCAAATTAATTTGCTATCACATTTCCGTAGAGCCAGTCAAAATCGAATTTTTGAAGGCCAGGCACAGGAATATATTAAACTTGCCGAAAATCATTTCTATGATCTTAGAAAAAATATAAAAAGTATTGGCAACAGTAGAGGTTATCAACGATATTTCGAATCCTGGAAACCGGAAGATATCACTCAAACTGAAATGGTTGTAGAAGATATAAAAAATTTATTTGTTGAGCAAACCATAGATCAAAGAATTATCAATGCTTTGCCAATTTTACAAAAAATCAAACCTTCGCTGAAAGAAGCAGATGAATTCGAAGATTGGGCCAATAATATTGTCAGCCCAATGGACAAAGATACCAAAGGCGAACAATTTGAATTACAAAAGTTGTTGACTGAACCATTGGAAGCCGGCCCCGAAGGAATAAATGCCATAGAATCACTGTATGACCTTGTCAAGGATGATGAGCTCAACACAATTATTCGCAACTATGCCAATGAAAATGGAGCTGAATCCAATGTCTGGGAAAGCCCAGAAGTCATGAATAGATTTGTTGAACTGGGGATACTACAGACTTCAGATCAATCCACCGAGGATGAATCTCAACCACAGGTCGATTTAGATCAAAACCAACAATCCGATCGTGTGGACGAAATAGCACAATTTTTGCCGGCTCTGGCTGCCGGAGCAGGTGCATTGGCCAGAGGTATAGGCTCTATAGCAAGAGCCGCTCCAGCAACATTGGGCGGAGCAGGAAGAGCATTATCTGCACTGGGATCTGGCAATGCTGCTGACAGTGCAGGAGATGAAGATGAAGATGAACAAACACGAAGAAGACAAGAACAAGCCGCAAGACAACTGGCACAAAAAATGGCAGGTGCCGAGATTGCCAGAGCACGGGCAGTAAATCAAGGACTGACCGAAGAATTACAAAGAATAAAACATTTGGCTAAACTCATCTAAAAATATTACATTTTCTTGTTGATAAACTAAATAATAACATGTATACTGTTCAACAGTATGCATTAGGCATACACAGGCAAAAACATAGGCACATTAAAGGAGAAAACTATGGCATCTTTAAAAGAAATCCGCGAAAGACTACAGGCAGCTGAACAAAAAAATAGCACCAACCCAGGCACAGGCGACAGCGCAATTTATCCGCACTGGAACATCGAAGACGGAGCAACAGCAGTAATTCGATTCTTGCCCGACGGTAATGAAAAAAATACTTTCTTTTGGCAAGAACGAGCCATGATTCGTTTGCCTTTCAACGGTATCAAAGGCGACACCGAAAGCAAAAATGTAATTGTACAAGTTCCCTGCATGGAAATGTTTGGTGAATCTTGTCCGGTTCTAACTGAAGTCAGAAATTGGTTCAAAGACGCCAGTCTCACTGACATGGGTCGTAAGTATTGGAAAAAGCGTAGTTATCTTTTTCAGGGTTTTGTTCGCGAAAATCCATTGAACAGCGATCGTATTCAGCCCGAAAATCCAATTCGTCGATTTATTATCGGTCCACAAATTTTTACTATTATCAAATCTGCACTAATGGATCCCGAACTAGAGGAATTGCCAATTGACTATCAAAAAGGTCTAGATTTTCGTATTCAAAAAACCAACAAAGGTGGATTTGCTGATTACAATGGCAGCAAATGGGGTCGCAAAGAAACCACTCTTACACAGCAAGAACACAATGCCATTGAGCAATATGGTCTTTGGGATCTCAGTACTTTCCTGCCCAAAAAACCAACTGCTGTAGAAGTTCAGGCAATCAAAGAAATATTTGAAGCCAGCGTTGACGGGCAGCCCTACGACATGGAGCGTTGGGGCCAGTATTTCCGACCAGCCGGCCTTAACATGCAAAATGCTCCAGCAGGAACCGCTATCGACGATGATGGCGAACCTTCTATTGCTAAAGCATCATCTAAACCAGCACCCAAGGTGATTGAAACTCGGCAAACTACGCCGGTAGACGATGACGACACTCCATTTGTGGCAGATCCTCCCAAAGCATCTGCAGGTGCTCAGCGTGCCGAAGATATTCTTGCAATGATCCGAGCACGACAAAAACAATAATTGTTGCATATAAAAGTCAAGGGCATAATGCTCTTGACTTTTTCTTGTTTTAACTAGATAAGGAAATTAAAATGGCAAATCGACCATTTGATGTTAGTAAGTTTCGCAAAGAAATAACTAAATCAATTGACGGATTGACTGTGGGATTCAATGATCCCACAGATTGGATCAGCACAGGAAACTATGCATTAAATTATTTAATCTCGGGAGATTTTCAAAGAGGGATTCCTTTGGGCAAAGTGACTGTATTTGCTGGCGAATCCGGTAGTGGTAAAAGTTATATTTGTTCTGGAAATATTATTAAAAATGCACAACAGCAGGGAATCTTTGTTGTGTTAATCGACACAGAAAATGCCCTGGATGAAGATTGGCTCAGAGCATTAGAAGTAGATACCAGCGAAAGTAAACTATTAAAATTGAGTATGGCCATGATTGACGATGTGGCCAAAACCATCAGCACTTTCATGAGTGATTATAAATCTTTGCCGTTGGAAGATAGGCCCAAGGTACTGTTTGTCATCGACAGTCTTGGTATGCTACTTACTCCCACAGATATCAATCAATTCGAAGGCGGTGACCTTAAAGGTGACATGGGCCGTAAACCCAAGGCACTGACTGCATTGGTTCGTAATTGTGTGAACATGTTTGGCAGTTATAATGTTGGTCTACTGTGTACCAATCATACCTATGCCAGTCAAGACATGTTTGATCCCGATGACAAAATTTCAGGAGGTCAAGGTTTTGTCTATGCGTCCAGTATTGTTGTTGCAATGAAAAAACTCAAACTCAAAGAAGATGAGGAAGGTAATAAAATATCCGATGTCACCGGCATTAGATCTGCCTGTAAAGTAATGAAAACTAGATATGCCAAACCATTCGAAGGTGTTCAAATTAAGATTCCCTACGATCAAGGAATGAATCCCTATAGTGGGCTGGTTGATTTGGCCGAAAAGAAAAATTTACTGGTCAAAGAAGGCAATAAATTGAGTTTTACTACACCATCCGGTGAGGTAATTAAACTTTTTAGAAAAGAATGGGAGTCCAATCACAACAATTGTTTGGATACTGTGATGACAAACTTTCATAGTGTTGCTGTCGCTACTACTCAATAAGGAAAACATATGCTATCAGAATTTGCATCTGCACTTTGGTTCGAAATAAAAAGTTTGGTCAATACTGTAGACAAACAACAAGCAGCAGATACTTTTGTGTCGTTGCTGATTGACTTCGACGAGCATGTTGATGACATCAGACAGGCCTTCAAGGGCGATGATCTGATCAAGCAGGCATTGCTATTTCATACTGATCAAGATCAAGATGATGATGAGGACGAGCTCTACGAGGATGACGAAAACGATAATTACAACGAGTAATTACAATGTGGTATAACAAAATCGTTGCTGATCTCTTGACTATTCCGGATTTCATCAATTATTACGAAAACGAATTAGTGACAGCCAAACGAGAATGCACGATCTATGGTAACTTAGAAAAAAATATTTCCCATTTGCCAGGCATAACAGAACAACGATTTAATCAACTTCAAGAAATTGAAGCAGTTCTGAATTTTCTAAACTTACAATTACGAAAACTTCGTAGAAAACATTTTCAAAAATATCTAGAAGCCTACAACAGAGTAATGACCAGTCGTGATGCTGAAAAATATGTTGATGGAGAAGATGAAGTAGTCGAATTCGAGATTCTTATCAACGAAGTGGCGTTACTGAGAAATAAATGGCTGGGACTGATCAAGGGATTAGAAAGTAAAAACTTCATGTTAGGGCATGTTGCCAAGTTGAGATGCGCCGGTCTTGATGATATTTCGATTTCTAACTAATGGCTTTGTAGAGTATACTTTTTTATCAAAATAATTTTGTGAAAATCAATTTGAAAAAAATTTATTCCGCGACTTGTTGATTATAATTAATAGATAAACAGGGAATACAGAATATGGATCGCATTGTAATATGCTCGGGGGGATTTGATCCACTGCACAGTGGGCACATCAGTTATCTAAGTCGGGCTCGTGCAATGGGAGATTATTTGATTGTAGGAGTAAACAGCGACGAATGGCTGACAAGAAAAAAGGGTCGATCCTTTTTACCTTGGCATGAAAGAAGCAATATTGTTCAAAACTTATCAATGGTGGATCAAGTTTGTCAATTTGACGACAGCGATAATTCCGCTTGTGACATCATCAATCAAACACTTGAAAAATATCCTCATAGTAAAATTATTTTTGCCAATGGGGGCGATAGAACCAAAGATAATATCCCTGAGATGTCGATCACAAATCCAAGATTGGAATTTGTATTTGGTGTGGGCGGAGACAATAAGGCCAATAGCAGCAGTGAGATCTTGCAAGAATGGAAAACACCAAAGACAATTCGCACATGGGGATATTATCGCATCTTGCACGAAGAACCACCTCATGTCAAATTAAAAGAGTTGGTGGTAGAACCAGGCAAACAATTAAGTATGCAGAAACATCATGATCGAAATGAATTTTGGTTTGTGAGTCGTGGTTGTGCCACTGTGTACACGGTCAATACTTCCACTGATTTAGAATTAAGAAACAAATTGAAAATTTTTGAAAATACCTGGATATACAAAAACGAGTGGCATCAATTGACCAATGAAACAGATCAGCCGCTGCACTTAATTGAAATACAATTTGGCGATAACTGTGTGGAAAATGACATCGAAAGAATAAGTTTGTGACCATACCTATCTTCATTGGTTATGATCCCAGAGAAGCCGTTGCTTTTCATACCTGTGTGAATAGTATCATTAGATTGTCTAGCCAGCCTGTGGCCATTCAACCGTTGGCCTTAAATCTGTTGAATGATTATCAAGAATCGCACGGTGATGGAAGCAATCATTTTATTTACAGTAGATTTCTTGTGCCATCGTTGATGGGCTATCAAGGGTGGGCAATTTTCATAGATGGCGACATGATTCTCAGGGAAGACATTGTCAATCTCTGGAATCTTAAAGACAATGACTACGATGCCATGGTAGTCAAGCATGACTATAAAACCAAAAAAAGAATCAAGTATTTGGGCAGTCAAAATCATGATTATCCAAGGAAAAATTGGAGCAGTGTCATATTATGGAATTGCGGTTCTGAACACAATAAATGTTTGACATCTGACTACATTCAAAATTCAACTGGCAGTCACCTGCACAGATTTCAATGGCTAGATGACAGTCGAATTGGATCATTGCCTGTCGAATGGAATTGGTTACCCGACGAGTACGGAGAAAACAGTGATGCCAAACTGTTACACTTTACCTTGGGCACACCTTGTTTTCATGACTTTACCGATAGTCCACAAAGTCATGAATGGTTTCGAGAACATATTTTAACAAATTATTGTCAACAACAACTATGAACGATTTACCTATTGCTCTAATAGAACGATGGCCTGGTGAAGAATATCGACAACAGCACAGTTCCATGGTGTCTGCTCTGAAACACAATGTCAATGATGCATTGAATCTGCTCAAAGATATTGCAATATTGTCTGAGATTGAATCAACATGGGAATCTCCAGATGTGGCATCTAAACAAGGCAAATACAATCTCAAAAGAATGGGCGATGATGCCTTACATCGCAGAGTGGCACAGCATATAATCCACAAAAAAGAAAGATATGACAGAATAACCAAATTCTCAGATTATCCTGCCATGATCATGGCCAATTATCCCAACAGTCTATTTGTTCCCTACGACAATTTTGCAGACATCCGAGACACTATTGATTCTAGTATTTTGGTCAGAGGTATTGCTGCTGGCAAAATCATTGACTGGATGACTGCTCATAAAAAGGATTACTATTTTATCGAAACTGGTTATTTGGGAAATTACCCCAGTCCAAATAATCGTACTGGCAGAAAAATTTATCATAGAATTGTAAAGAATGCAATGCAGCATGACAACATCATGTCTGTGCCCGACGACAGATGGAACAAATTAGTTGAGTGGAATACTTTCTTAGAATACAAAGGATGGAAACCACCGGGTAGAAATATTCTATTGGTGGCACCCAGTGACAAGCCTTGTAAATACTACGGCATAGATAGACAAGTTTGGGTCAATAGAACCATTGAATGCATCAAGAAATATTCAGATAGACCCATTGTTGTTAGAGAAAAGGCCAATAGAGCCGAAAGAACCAATGACACCATATATTCAGCATTCGACAATGATGTGTTTTGTATAGTGACTTACAACAGTATTGCTGCAGTTGAAGCCGTGGCATACGGCATACCAGCAATTGCACTGGCACCTACTGCTGCTGATCCAGTGTGTGAACATGATTTAAAAAATATAGAAAACCCATTTAGACCCAATACAGATCTTGTGCAGGCTTGGCTACATCACATTGCTTATTGTCAATTCAGCATAGATGAAATGGTATCTGGGTTGGCCTGGCGGCTGGTCAAGGAAAATGAGCAAAGATCAAAAATTAGTAGTTAGAAGTTATCTAAGCAGTTTACCACCCAATGTCAACAGTCAAGAAAAGATCGATGCTTTGACTTTTTTTGCTGAAGGTGCTGCCAAGTGTGGAGACGATGCTCGAATCACTCGTAGCAACAGCTACGAGCCCTGTGATGTTGGGGCCATAATTGGTAATGCATTTTCCACCAATCCAGGTAAGATTCGTTTGCAACACTATTTGGTTAGAAAAATGATCATCGACACTCAGACTCTACTAAAAAAATATTGGCTCAGTATCGACAGCAACGTATTTATCTACAAAAACAAAGACAACCCACATCGATATCTAAGATACAGTTTCAACAGTGTATTTCCCAAGGATGGTATTCT